ATGGCATCAATAACAAAAAGAAATGGCAAATGGCGGGTACAAATTCGCCGAAAAGGCGTGTCAAAGTCAGAACAATTCCGCACCAAAGCAGAAGCTATCGCATGGGCGGATGAAATTGAAACAAAAATAAAAAACGGTAGCTACAACACAGGCATTCCCTACATGACATTTGCCGAAGTTATCGACAAATACATTAAAGAAGTGAGCCGACATAAAAAGAGCTATCGCGAGGAGCGATTACGCCTTATTCGCCTGATGGATATGCCGATAGGTAGAGTATTACTACAAGATTTATCAGAAAATGACTTCATTTTATGGCGTGACGAACGATTAGCAAAAGTTAGTGCAGCCAGTGTTTTAAGGGAATGGAACACGCTATCGCATATCATGACAATGTCATGTGGCGAATGGAAATTTTTAAAAGAAAACCCACTCAAAAACGTGCGAAAACCCAAAACACCAAAAGAACGTTCTCGCCGTTATTCGGAGCAAGAAATAGAACGGCTTGTGTTTGTTTCCGGTTATGATTTATCACACGCCCCCATAACCAAACAAAGCAGAGCAGCGGCAGCAATGCTTTTTGCCATTGAAACCGCTATGCGTGCCAGTGAAATTTGCGGTGCAAAATGGGAACATTTGAATGCACAAAATCGGATTTTACACATTCCCACAAGTAAAAATGGTCATCCCCGCAATATACCGTTATCCTCCAAAGCCATAGAAATAGTCAAAAATCTCGCTTTAATCAAAACGCAAGATTGCGACTTAATCTTTCAATTAAATACAAGATCCCTTGATGCGAATTTCAGAATATTAAAAGAAAGAGCAGGGCTTGCAGAGGCAGATTTACATTTTCATGATACACGGCGAGAAGCATTGAGCCGTTTATCTGAAAAAGTGGATGTGATGACTTTGGCAAAAATTTCAGGGCATAGAGACATCAAGATTCTACTTAATACCTACTATGCCCCGAAAATGGAAGATGTGGTGAAACTGCTAGACTAAAACATCTTTCTGCGTTGTTGGCGATGTTTCGCATATTGCACAATCTCGCCAACAAAATAGCGCACTTGGTTTGTGGGTTGATTTAAGTTACGTTGTGACGGAACTTGAACTGGACGAGGAAAAAAAGGATCAGCCGCCACTTCACGCATATGTCTTACCGTATAACCAAAGTATTCAGCCACCTGATTAATATCCCACAATTCCTTACTATTTTCATGGATGGCTTGACGGGCCAACAACCCCTCAAGTTCCACTAATTTTTCCATCACTTGTTCATTTGTTACCATAGCTTGCCCCTAGTAATTTACTTCGTCCCACTGGTCGCAAATCATCTTCTTTTACAAACACCCCATCAATCATTTTTCCCTTACGGTCTTTGATTTCTTCCCATGCAGACTGTACGCAATCATCAAGATCAAGATGATAATAATCAGTCGCTTCAACCAAACCAAGCACAGTATAGGCAAAGAAATTCATCACATTTTCATGCTCTTTGCGTTCATGGGCAAAGAAAAAGGCTTGCATGGATGCGTTTGTGTCGATCAAACTTCGTGCAATATCGCCTTGAAATGGCGGGTGTATTTCGATGTAACTCATATCGGCAAGAATATCATCACGCTTGAATTGTCTTGCCAAAATCACCATCACAACAAAACAATCCCCAATACTATCTTTCACCACATCCACTTTATTTTTAGATACACCGGAACAAAGCTCGCCAAATTCTTCCATCAATTTAATAAATTGTTTTTGTGGAGTAGAGCCCTCAATCAAATTTCGCTTTTCCGCCCATTGTTCGATGTTTTTGATTAGCTGTTTTAAGTCATTCATTTTATTTTTCCTCTTTATTTTCTAGAATTTTTCTACCTAAATTCCCTCTAAAAATAGGCATATTTTTTATTTCGATAAGTGAATAAGATTTAATTAAGAAATCAAATAAACTTACCAAAACTTCAATTTGTGATACTTTGCCCAAATTATATATTCTCGAGAATACAGCTTCATTTGTTTGAATGAGTTGGTATAGGTCTGATTTACCTGCATTACGTAACGCATTGTAAGCTCTAACTGTTAGTTCTAATTCACCAATAGAAACATATTTCAATTGTGAATATTGATCTTTTTTAATATCTAAAAAATCATCTTGCGGAATATCCACAACTTTTACCCATTCAGCTCCTTCTCTATTCGGAAGATTAAAATTAATTAACTTCCATAAAGTTCCGTCATTACATAAACCAAATAATCCTGAACTTTGTTCAGTATCATTCGTCATACAGTTAAAAACGCCTGATTCCCCATAAGCAATCTGAATAATTTTTCTCATAAATCACCTCTCTTTTTACCTAACTAACCCTAAAATCCCCCAAACTCTCACCCCAACCAAAGGCTTGAGCCAACGGAATTTTCACTTCTTCTAAATAAACTTTGTCGTTTTCACAACAAATCCACCGATAGTCATTAAGCCGTAACCGTCCATATTTCATCAACATATCAATTTGACGTGGTTTTAATGGAAAACCGATAGGCAACATCAATTGATTGGCTTTCTGTTCAATTTTTGAACGGTTACAGTTACTGACACAAGTCCAAGCGGCGCGCTGCGCCTTGTTTGTTTCGGTGGACTCCGAATCGGCAGACGTGGAAACCACACTGCCTTTCTTAATCACCCAATTTTTCACTTTGGTGATAATGGTTTTTAAACTAAATCTGTTTTTCACCCCCACAATTTTCTTTCTTGTTTCGCCGTATTTATTCGGCTCGGTTTCTTCATACTCAATGCAAATCGGCTGATCGCAACGTTTCACCATTGCCCCGCCTTGCACATTCAAATAACTGCCAAAACAGCCCACATCAGCCACCGCACGTCCGGTGTCTAATACATCATCATCGGCATAAGATGCCATGGCATCATCAATCTTGCGTAACTCACGCCATGTCGAAATTGGCGGTGTGCCGTAGAATTGAAATTGACGAATGCCCCAAAGATTCGCCCATGCACTCACACGCATCACGTTTTCACGCAAGGTTAAATCTTCCACTTCATCTGATTTTTCGTCCGCCTGTTTGCCGGCATAAATATTTTTGGCGATATATTTCGCAATGTAGCCAATGGCAGAACCTTTTTCAGGGTCGATTTCATCCACCTTACAACGGTGTTTTTTCGCCCCAAATTCCTCTCCATCAAGCTCCAATGCTTTTTTCTTGAATAACTTAATCACCGTTTCTTTGTGTTCCGGTGCGACATAAATCAGTAAATGCCAGTGTGGAGTGCCATCATGGTGCGGTTCCACACCACGAAAACCGAAAAAGCCAATATCACGTTTGGCAAATTGTGCACGCAACTGCGCCCACACTTTATTTAAATAGCGTTGGGTATCTCGTGGGCTTGAACCTTGCCAGTTTTTATTATTTGTTCCATTGTGATGTGTCGCATGGAAAGAAGAGGGTGCAGTCAAAGTTAAAAACAACGAAACATAGTGGTTTTCCTCCGCCCATTCATCAATGCCACGCAAGCGGTTCATCATCTCGTTAAAACGAATGGCTGGGTTGCCCGAAGAACGTTTCCACATATCAATCAATGGCATTTGTTCTGTTTCATCTTCAAGGTTCTCAAGCACCATCTGCTCAAGAAATTCCATGGTTTCCGCACGTTGCGCACGGTATTCACTCAACGCACTTTGCGAAACATAAGGACTGACTTTTGCCGAAACCGCACCACAACCGATTTCAACATGTTCTTTTAATCGTTTTTGTGCGGTTTTTAACTGGCGAAACCAATGTTTTTCACAGACGGATTTTTTCAAATCGCTGTCAATTTTGTTCGCATCTAAAAAAGGATTCTCAAGAAAAGCGTGCCAGTGTGGGAGTTGAAAACCAATATCCTCACAGGTATAACCGCATAAGCGATACATCTCATGCACAAGATCATCAAAATCATCAATGGTGATTTCACCTTTTGCTTTGCGTTCTGCTTGCTCATTGACAAAATCCGATTGCAAACGGGAAAACAACATCGCGAGCTTGTATGCCATTTCTTTTAACTGCGGTTCACCCAACAAATAAAAGGGCAACTGCGGAATGTGTTTACCTTTACTAAGTGCCACCGCACGGGAATAAGTATCCCGTTCGGAAAGCCAATCAAGACTAATGTGATAATGTTGAAAAACCGCCTTTAATCGCTTGGTTAAAATCTCACGCAAATAGCTGTTGGCATAAGCCGCTTGTTTATTGCCGAATTGAAACCCGATAGAACTGTCATCAGCGACAGAATCAAAGGCACGTAACCAAACATTGCGGAAATGTTCCCGTTGGCGTTTGCGTGGCAGAACAGAAAGCAGTTTTTCAACATAATCAAATTGATGGGGGGCAGCAGAAAATAACGCCATTTGAGCGCTAGTTGCCGTTGCATGATCTAAAGTGCGGTTGATTTTGACCGCACTTTCCATCATCAACGCACGTGCATCTGCCATCGCCTGTTCACGCTTGGCAAGATTGAGATCACGTTCTGCTACCCAGTTCATCATTGAATCCTTTTACATCGCCGTATTGGCTAAATATTCACTATGCAATTCAAAGTATTCTTTAATTTTGGCGTTGGTCGAATTCACCGCACTAAGTAAATCTTCCAAACTCAACACTTCATATTGCGCCAAGTCATTAACGGCGGACTTCTTCAATCGCACCCCAAACCGTGCTATGCAAACCACCAATGGCACGGGTTTTTTGTTTGCCATGCCAACTATCCTGATCACCTAAAATTTCCAATACTTGAAAACGTGTGCCAATCGGCATAATCTCTAACGTCGCACCGCAATCTAATGCGATACAAATATTTGTTTCCGCCATTTTTCCCCCTAAAAATATTGACTAAGCCAATCCGCTAACAATCCCAACACGACATTCAACACCGCAGCCAAAAGCATTAAGCCCAACACCGCTACAATGAATCCCACAATTACATCAATCATCTTCTATTCGCTCTCCACATTGCCCAATCTGCCCGTTTTTTTAATAATTCACGCCGTGCTTTTGCCGCTTCATCGCCTTTATCTAAAAATTCTTGAAAGGCGATATTGGCGGATTCATCATCGCCTTTGTCCAAGTGGTAAAAGTAGGCAAACAGCTTTTCTTGCGCCTCGTCCATTTTTTTGTATAAATCTTTAGCGGCAAAGGCGAGTGCGCCACGACTTAAAATAATGGTTGCCATTTATTTCCCCTTGTTTCGATCAATCATCAAAAACTCCCGTTTAGTCACGAGTGGGGGAGCTATCTCTTTTCTGATGTCACTTAACCACTCAAGCAGTCCTGCGATTTTTAATTGTCCTTCCAATGTGTAATCGCTAAGTTTTAAGCCTTGTGAATGCACGTTGATTTTGTCGGATGCCAACAGAATATCTTCGCCCATATATGCCTTATCACTGGCAAGCTTTAGAAAAAGGGCTTTAGCTTTGGGCGAACAATCATCAAAATGGGCTTCCACCCGAAATTTACTTTTATTCGCAACATGGCGTGCTTCCCCCCAACTGCTGATTTGTTCCACTGGAACGTTGTTTAATCTGCAATAAACCTGTGCGGGACATTCCACTTCATCACCGTTCAGATAAGGCATAATTGGCATACTCACCCCCTCGCTTATTTCCCCGTGACGAAATCAACCCATTTCTTAAACCAACGTTTCACAGGGTTTCGCCATCTCGCCATTTCTAATTCCGCCACACGATCATGCAAGGATTCGTTTAATAAAACCTGTTGCGCATTTAAGCCGACTTGATGTGTGATATGACGTTCCAACACCTTCACTTTCAGCTCCAATGCTTTCACCTTTTGGTTTAACTGCCACACATTCACCCGTTCACGTTTACGAGTATTACGGCTGTCGTAGGTATATTTTTTGCTTGTCATTTGCTCAAACTCCTAAATTTGGGTTGCAAAAATCCTGTCGATTGATTTTCATCAAACGACAAGGGTTAAAAATTAAAGGGAAAATTAACGATTAATCGGTGGCGATTTCTAACTGACGATCATCAATTAGCTTTAACGGCTTATTCGCCATTAACGCTTCAGGGCGTTCGTTATAAGTCGGTGTTCTCACCCGCGTGATTTGGCTGGTGACTTTCAACTCCGTCCCGCAATTGTTGCAATAAGCAATCACATCAATCACCAACAACCCGATTTTTTCGGAAGTCCGAACTCGAATATTATTGCTTCCGCAGTTCGTACATTTATGATCTACATTCATTCACACACCTTTGCTATACTTTTCGCCGACTTACCAAAAGAGGGCATACTATGAAATCTCAATATTTAGTGGATATTTCCACCTTTGAATTACCTGAAATTGATTCAGCTATTACAGCATTTGTTGAAAACCAAGATACTTACTGGGCTGATGATATTTACCGTCTTGCCATTATGCACAGAGGTATCATTTATCGTGTGGTAACTTGTGAAGAAGGTTTTAGTGACTTAATTCCATTCACAGAATTTATGCACGATTATGGTTATATTGATTTAGCCAAAGATAGAGGTCATTTCAAAGGCTATTCATCACTATTTATACATAAAGCAGATTTACGCTCATAAGCCTTTAGTAAATTGCGTTTGGCACGTTCAAATGCAATTTCTGCTTTGGCACCTTCCAATCCGCGCTTTTCAATGATTTTAAACACAATGTCTGCTGTCATTAACTCATTGTCAGTCATTGATTTTTCTAGCCATTTAAGGCTTTTTTCTTTAAATGCTATTTCACACATACACACACCTTTTCTTCTACTCAAAAACCTTTCTCAATTGTTCATCAACATTGTTTGCCATAATGCCTATGCCAAAATGTGTACTAACACACCTGAAAGAAAAACAACTAACGCTGCGATATACGCTATGTTTAAACGATTATTAAATTTCATCATTAATTGGTCTCTCTTTGTCGCCATCTCCACCCTCACTTTTATCTTATTGAGTGATAATCCTACGCTAACAATACAAAACTATGCGTTTATGCAAGGTCACCTTCGTTGGTTTATTGGTTTACTGATGGCACTGTTTACTTATAAAGAACGCCATTACATCAAAAACGAAATTGAGCGTTTTGTTCGTTGGATTAAAGCGCTTTAGCTTTCTTCTCAAAAACCTTTCTCAACCCGTCATAAATCGTCTGCCAATCCACATCCGGTCGCAATTCTGTTGGATTCACTTCAAAATTTGTGGCTTGCAGAATGGGCGGAATATATTTCACGTCCATGTTTGCACCAGAACGCCATTTAAAGACCGTTGGCTGACTTACATCGCAAGCTTTAGCAACAATAGCCTGACTTCCACATATTTTAGTTGCAGCTATCACTCCTGAATTCATAACAATACCATAAGCTATTAATCTTAATTGCATATTAATAGCTAAAGTTATTATTATCAATAACTAATAGTTTATTTATTTTTATAACTTAGGTTATATAATTAAAACTAAGGAGAATATTTATGACCACTTTAGCAGACCGACTTGCAACTCTTATGGCTGAAAAAGGCTTATCACAGGCTGAATTAGCACGAATGATAGGTATAAAACAGCCATCTGTTTTTAAGATCTTGAGCGGTCAAACATTAAATCCTAAAAACATCGTTGAAATTGCGACCGCACTTGGTGTGAACGTGCATTGGCTGAAAACAGGGGAAGGGGAGCGAGAAGCTAACGATAAAGTGATCACTGCGCTTTATAGCGAAGAGCGAGACGAACAACATCATTTACGGGTTGATTTGTTAGATGTGCAGTTGGCGGCAAACTCAACAGGCATTATCAATAGTGATTATCCTGAAGTATTATCTCGCCTTTATTTCACGGAAGAGGGCGTGCAACGTTTGCTAGGACGAACAACAACAAAAGGGATTTACCTCTTTAGCGTGCCGACCGACAGTATGATGCCGACTATTATGCCCGATGATTTAGTGTTTATTGATACCAAAATCACTGAATATGTAGGTGATGGGGTTTATGCCTTTAATCTTAACGGCGAACTCTATATTAAACGCCTACAACGTTTGCCGACCGGTATTTTTCGGGCGTTAAGCGACAATCCGCTTTACCCCCCGTTTGATATTACAGACGAATTATTCGACACCGCCGTGATTATTGGTAAGTTTATTCGGGCGGTAGAGTTGAAAGCGAAGGTGTTGTGATGAAACATTTTGTTTATATGAATTGGCATAAAGAAGTGAATGCCTATACGTTGGAGAATCACAAAGAAAACGATGATTATTTTATTGGCTATGTTTCGCAGAAAAAACGGGTGATAACTTTTCGCAAAGATAGAATTATCAAAGAATTCTTAAATTATGAAGATGCACAAAATTATGCGGAGAACTTACCTGCAGAAATATTTGACCTGTTTGATAGAAAACTGAATGAAATAAAACGCAAGCCAACTACGCCAATTCAACATCCTCTCACCTTTTGTTTTACAGGTTTTGGAAAATCGCAAAAACAAGCATTGATGAATTTAACTTCTGAAGTTGGGCTGCGAGCTATCACCGATGTTACATCAAAGTGTGATTATTTAGTCATGTGTGAAAACTCAAAAACGATTGGACCGGCAAAATTAGCAAAAGCTCAATCATTAGGCATAAAACTGATTTATGAAAATCAGTTTTTTCATTTAATTGAAACAGGGGAGATTCCCGAATGAAAAAATTATTTGTATTAACGCTTTGTGCGATAGCGGTAACAGGTTGTAAAACTGAAATTGAGAAAGATGTGTCATTAAATACATTGCTTAATGAACCCATCAAAACTGAAACTGCTTTATTAAATGTAGAGATTTCTTCTTGTAATTCGCATGAAGATAGCCGTAAACCTTCCGATGCCTTGATAAAAATACAAGAAAAAATCCCAACTGTATTTGCACAGGCAAAATATAAAGAATGCTTTTCTAAAAAAATGAATTCCTTTGCGAGTTTTGAAATTCCTATTGGGGTAGGGAAAGTAGAGGATAACACAATTTTGGAAAATGACATTAGTGTATATAGCTATAAAAATCGCCAGTTAAATATAAGGACTAGCGATAAATTAGCTGAAAATATCCGTAATTTTGTGAAACGGGAATATATTAATAATTTGGAATTTAACATTCTTCTGAATGTAACGAATGATACCGGTAAAAACCAAGATTTTATGGTGTATTCCGCCTATGTGAATGATGCACCTACCGCAATAACAAAATTAAATTTTAAAGATAAAGAAACATTGAATTTTAGACTTTCTAATGCTTCTGCTGATAGTCTTTGGCTATATCAGAAAGTATCACCTGTTTTTGTGTTGAGTTCCCCATTTAATATTGATGAAGTGACAAAAGCCCAATAAAAATTATTTGGAGGTTAAAAATGAAAAAACTTCCCCTCATTTTAACCGCACTTTTTCTGATTTCTTCCCCTGTACTTGCCAAGGGGAAGAAAGCGGATACAGAACAATTTAGTTGTGATGACGGCAAACGCACCTGCAAAGATATGGATAATTGTGACGATGCTAAATTCCATTTGCGCCAGTGTGGTATGAAAAAACTTGACCGTGATCGTGATGGCGTGCCTTGTGAGAGTATTTGTGGGTAGGGATGTAATATAATATTATTAAAGAAATTATAAGTTAATTCTTGATTTATACTTATTTTTATGAGGCTATTTTATGAAAGAAAAAACTTTTAGATGTCCTAAGGTGTTTACTATATATAACAATGAATATAGAGATGAATCTCTTAGATTTATAAAGTCTTTGGATTTAATTATAAAAAATAACTTAACTGAAGCAACTATTAGCTTTTTTTCTTGTATTGATATAAAAGCTGCTGCTATGGTATTACTTTACTCAAAATTAGAAACTATACTTAAGAGTAATAATGTCAAAATTCATTTTTTATTTTCACCATTTCATAATGGTTTACTTTCGCCATTTTATATTAATTTACCTCTTTTGTTAAAAAAATCTGGATTTGCTTATTTACTAAAATATAGAACTTCTAAAAATAGTTTTGATCGTGAACAAGAAGGAATGCCTATCATTAGCAGCGTTGGAGGACAATTTAGAGATGAGATAATTGACTTTATACAATATCAAATTTATAAAAATAAATTAACCCCGGAACAAGAACATATTTTAAGTGATGCTATTTATGAGGCAATAAATAATGTTACTTTACATGCTTATCCAGAACATGACGATCTTCATCGCCCATGGTGGTTAATGTGTGATTTGTTTGATAATGAATTATATTTAGTACTTTATGATCAGGGCTCTGGGATACCAAAAACTTTTTGTAAAGGGAACAAGCTTTTTGATAGTATAGATTGGGAAAGTGATGAAGCTAAACAAGTATTAACTGAAGTAATTGATAAGTTTGGGTTATCTCAAAATATATCTATTCCTTCTATTGAAGCAGTATCAACATCAGAATCTACTGCTATTCATCTAGCTATGACAGATGACATAACTCGAATGACCGGTAAAGATGAAGAAAAACACGGGCAAGGCAGTAAAAGTATTAAAAAACTTGTATCATCTCACGAAAAAGGTACTCTATGGGTGTTTAGCGGTAGAGGGGCGATGAAGTATTTTAATGATGACACACTTCCAGAGCTAGTTGATTTACCGATACCAATTAATGGTACATTGATACAGTGGAATATAAAGGTTTAAATATGACCATAAATGAAATAAACGTTATCAAAGATTTCTCTAAAAAACCTTACGGGAGATCTCCTGCAAAAGTAATGAAAGGGGAGGAGAATGACACTGGGTTGGTTTTTAGAGAAAAACTACTTGCACCTAGTTTGAAGGACTGCATATCAAGAGGAAATAAGTTAAGAGTTATACTAACAGGATATAACCGTTATGGACGTTCTTTTTTAGATGAAGCTTTTGGTGGTTTAATTCGAGATGATGGATTCACCTATAAGCAATTAGAAGACTACTTAGATATTGAACATAAAGATGTACAGTCTATTGTTGATTTATCTTGGGAACGTATAAAAAAAGCAGCCTTAGATAAGGGACAGATTAATGAAGATTAAATCATTTTTATTAGTTTCATTTATAATTTTATTTTCTCTTTATTTTATTCGAATTTGTACTCAAAATACCAGCTTAAACGATCATTTTGCAATTTTAGCATCGTCAGTGATAACTGCTGTTGGTTGGACTATATCTTCATATTTGAATACTCGTAGTTTTAAACGTAGTGAAATTATAAAAAACAAAGATCATGTTACAAATCTTATTGATAGTTTTTTCTTTGAGTTGTTAGAGTTGATAGAGAAACGCTCAACAACAATAGATGATATAGAGAATTTTATAACAACTAAAGCTACTACAATTGAATTAAAAGCTAATCAATTAGAAAAAATTTTCAAAGAAAATTGTCAGTTTATTTCTAATGAGTCATTAACAAAATTACGCTCTGAACCAATAGATATATTTGAAAATAGTCATTCTAATTATAAAGAACTAAATCAGAAATTAAATAAATTAAGGGATGAAATATATCAAGATATCGAAAATAACTATAATGCTTGGTTAGAACATCAATGATTTTATTTAACGTTTAAAAATTACTATCAATAAACCTCTTTTATTTATTTTCTGTCTTCACGTTTGGTTCTGTTGGCTCAATCTTCAACTCACACTCCACCTGTGATGTATAGCCATTATCTGAAATATTGTGAGAAACTTTCGTAATCAACCAATCCGACCCGTCAATTTCTTGCTTAAATCCACTCAACTGTACTGGTGTTTCCGGCATTAAATCCGGTATGCCGTAGGCGAGGGTGATGCTAAAACTTGCCACACCACGCTTGAGTTTGTCAAAAGCGGATTTTGCCGCATTGATTGCGGAGGCTTCCGTGGCGTAAGTGTGACGTAGGGTTTTGATTTGATCACTATTGCTTGTTACCGGTTCTTGTTGTTCTACTGTGTTGTATTTCCGTTTGCTCAAACGACTGCCTTTCACTGTGCCATTTTTCAGCGTTCTGCCTTTTGTTATCCGCTGTTTTTTCACAATCTTGGTGTTGGCATCAACGGTGATTTTGCCCCGTTTTCCGGTGTCTTGGTTGTGCCAATAGGCACGCACCGCTTTGTAATTATCACTTTCGGCAATGCTGAAATTATAGCTGTCGCCTTCCGATTTAGTGATTTGCACCGCTGGAATGGCTTTGCCTGTGGCGGTTTTGGCTGCGCCTAAAGGCATAAACAGCAACACGCCATTTTTCACCGTTGCCATTGCGCCGTAGTCTTCCGCAAGGCGTGTCAGTAAATTAATATCGCTTTCATTGGTTTGGTCAATGTGGGAAAGAGTTTGTTCGGCATATTCTTTGGCACATTGGCTTTCCAATTTGTTTTCTTTGGCGATTTGGTCAATCAATGCGCCTAATTTTATATTGTGAAATGAGCGCTCTTTTTGCTCGCTCAAACTGCCTTTTAAGTCTGCCGCTCTTGCCCGAATGGTGAGTGTATCGGGCGAGCCGGAAAACTGCACTTCATCAACTAAATATTTTCCCTTGTCTATGAGTGGTTCGCCTTGCCAACCTATCGCTACTTGAATGGTGGCGTTACGAGGTGGAAGGGCGAGTTTGCCGTCGTGGTCGGAAAGTTGCAAATCAAGCATATCCGCTTCAAAGCCCCGATTGTCCTCAATTTGCATACTCATTAAACGGTCGGCAACGGTTTGCGTGATGTCGTTTTCCTGTTTATCTTGCGTGATCACAACCACAGAAAATTTAGGTGTGCGGTGATTGGTGGCAAACTCAAACATTAAAATGCTCCCATTATATTTTGCGCAAGCTCAATCAATAGTGGATCATCAGTACGTTTTAAATTGAGGGTAAAATCAATCGCACGTGCCGTGCCATCGCCAAATAATTCTGTGTGGGTTTCTTGGATAGATTCGATCACGAAGAACCCCATCACCATAAAATTCGCTCCTTCAATCAGAGGGAATGTCGCACCGCTTTCCGCCATTAGCTCAAGCATGGCAAGGCTTAATGTACCACCTGTGATTTCTGGAATTAGCCTGCCACTAATGGTGACGGTTTCAGAATCTTTACCGGTAAATTGGGTTTTCGGCATTTGCCCCACAACAGAATTGGTTGGATGCCGCCACGATGATTGACGATCTAAACTCTGAAAAGGCACGGTTTGACGGGTAAACACAAATACACCAAGTGCAGCAAGGGCGGAGTTTTGGAGCATGATACTATCCTTTGGATTGAGATATATCAGATGTTTGGACTGTCCTACAAGCAAGCAAAACATCAATGAAAATGAGCCAACCCCAACCGTCAATTCGATGATACATCAGAAATGCCGCAAAACCTGACACGGCAATAATGGAAAGAAAATAGAAAAGAAAAATAAATACAGATTTCATTGAGAACCTTATAAAAAGTGCGGTCAAAAAATCCCTTGATTTCTGACCGCACTTGATTAGTGAAAAAGAAAAGCAATGCCAAAGATCACAATCAGCCAAAAGCAGAGAAGTGCGGCCAACAAAATGCGCCAAATTACATAACCGGGTTTTGCCATTAAATAATCAATCACTTTCTGTTTCATTGCGTTCTCTCGCTTTTTCCCGCCATTGCATAAGCTCGCTAAATGTCATCTCGTCAAAGGCTTGCGGCTGCCAGTGGAAAATCAGGGCAATATCTGCCATGGCATCTTCTACCGTGGCAGCGATTAAGATTACTCGGTCGGATCTTCCGTTTCCGAGTTCTTCCCTAAAAAACCGACAGCCGCCGCAGCAAGTTCGGTAAAGTCAGCCACTTCCATGGTGGCAAAATCCGCTTTGTGTAGCACCGGTTGCGTGACACGTGGCAATAATACTTGCAACGCATCAACATCCATTTGCAGCACATCAAACATTTTCAAACCCTTTAATGCCGGCACAGTAGGTTTAATCACGGTAATGTCGGTGATTGATTTGTCGCCACGCATAATCGGGGCAGATAAGGTGATGATTTGTGAGGTTTCGTTTTTCATAATAAATCCCAAGGTTTAGTAAAAGCCCCTTTCGGGGCAAGGTGTGTGAAATTAAATGCCGATGGCTGCACGGTGTTCCGCTAAGCGGTCTTTACCGTCCACGATAAACACGGAATTGAGCAGATCAATTTCGATAATATCTTTGCCGTTTTCGATGATTTTGTAATAAGTCAAAGGCACAGTGTAGCTTTGTTCGGTGTCATCGCCCGATTTACTTGTGCCATTGTCGATTTCACCGAAACGACCACGCATGACAAGTTCAATACCGGTGACTTCTTCGGCGTCGTCTTGTTGATATGCACCGGCAAAGCGTAGCGGTGTGCCGTCAATCGCTCCGCCAAATTGTTTCAAAAGCTCGGTCATATAACCGCCCATTTTGAATTGTGCTTCAAGGGCTTCAACACCGAGATTGACTTTAACCGGTCCGAACATACCGCCTGCACGGTATTCTTCCAGTTTCAATGCCAATTTAGGTTGAGTGATTTCGGTGACTTGACCACGATAAGAATTGCCGTCAGCCAAGAAATTCATGAGTTTTAATTTGCGGGGTAAAGCCATTTGTTACGCTCCTACTTTTGCGATGTTGGCTGCAAATTCAACCAAATATTCATCGCTGATATATTGGTTAAAGCCAAGCTGTTCTAATGGTGGCACAGGGCAGTAATCATAAGAGACAATCAATTTCGCATCTTTTAAGGTTGCTGCGGTGTTTAATTCAGGATTGATAAAGGCTTTGCCGCCAACCAAATAACCTTTCGCCACAAACTCACGCCATTTCGCATTGATTGCTTCCACAATCTCTTTTACAAGATTGACGGAAATATCTTTATCCACTGCCCAATCGAATGATTGCGCAATAGTGTCTTTCAGCACTTGTGCGGTGCGGGTGTAGTTTTCGTAGATGAACAATTTGTCGGCAGAACAGGTACGCAAGCCCCAGAATTTGTAGCCGTTGTAATTGATACAAGCGGTAATGCCTTGTTCATTGAGATAATTCACATCCGTTGCGGAATCATTAATATCAAAGGAAAGTGGCTTAGTAACACCTGTCACACCGTTTAAGCCTTTGTTTGAAATGGAGGTATGCCAGCCAAATTCTTTGTCTTGATACGCACGCATCGCTGCAGCGCGGGTAACGGCATAGTCGATTTCTGTTTGTTTAGTGTGCGGATTGAAGGAAAGGAAATCGCCAAAAATCAACATCAACTCACGCTGTGAGAACTGGCGGCGATAAGTGACGGCTTGTTCTTTCGTGTTGCAACCGTAGCAAGAGGCATAGACAAAACCGTTGAGTTTTTGCGCCACGCTGATTAATTCAACGGCGACATCTTGCGAATCATATTTCGGCACACAGAAAATGCGGGGTTTAACACCGCAAACGGCAGCGGAAACTAAAAAGGCTTTTAAGCCGGTGTAATTGCCTTCTTCATCCACACCGCCGATCACGTTTGCTTTCATTTGTGATTCATCGTCACTTTCTTCCACACGGATCACAATGACTTTACAATTGACAATATCTAAAATGCCGTCTAATGCACGGGAAAGTGTGCCTGTTTTGCCTGCTTTGGCAATCATTGACGGTGTAATGCCGGTGAGTAAGGTCGGTTTATTGAGTGGGAAGGTGTCATTGTCTGCATCAGATGCTGTCGCAACCAAGCCAATGACGGCAGTAGAGGATGTCGTCAAGGTGCGCAAGGCTTCGGAAATTTCCGTAACTTTGACACCGTGTAGATATTCTTCAGACATAATTTAGCCCTATGGTTTCAGATTGAAATATAAAAAAGCAAGGCTATTTTGTCGGAAGCTGTGAGGGAGTGCGAGTGGGGGAAAGTGTGAGGGGATAATTAACAAAATGCGGTCAGTTTTGACCGCATTTTTTGTTATGCAAAATCCTGTGGATATTGTTTGCGTGAAATCTCGCTTTCATAGGCTGTTTTGCAGTGATTTTTGTCAAGGAACAGCCCATTAATCACACGATATAACACGCGCCACCGTTTTTTCGGCTTATCTGCCAATATTGCACCACGATAACAACGGCTTGAAAAGGTTTCATCTGCCGCACCGCCTACCAAGGCATTACATAGTTGATCAACAGCGATTAAGATGTGATAAGCCCAATTCTTCATTTTTTGTTTTACAGTTTTTGCCATTGTTCAATCTCCTGTTCAATTTTGTCTAAGTCTTCCAATGTTTCAGCTTGCTCAATATGGGTTTCAAAATTTTGTTTAATCGCAAAAAGTTTACCCATGACGATAGCGAATAAATCTGCTTTTTCGATGACTTTCTTTTTCAGCTCTTCAATATTTTTTAAGTCGTCACGACCCTTGAAGATTTCAGTTAAAATCATTTCCGGCAATTCATTTCTCGCTTCACGTTCTTGACGGTAAAAACTGTCAATCTCGGCTTGAGAATACCCTTGCAGATATTGCATTTTAAATTGATCGGTTTTGTCCGCAATGCGTTGTAAAAGGGTTGTTTTGCGTTGGGTGGTAAGTGCGGTTATTTTGGTTTTTGAAATAATCCACTCACCATCTTTTAATTCGTGAGCCGGACTGGGTTGTGGCTCAAGCAGTACTGGGGTTCCTTGTTTATCACTGATGATTTGTTTTCCTTGCTCTTGCCCCTCAAGCAACTCAATATATTTTTCTTCGCTGATTTCTATCGCGCCTTCCGGCACAAACCCGCCAAAATCATCATTAAAAAATCCGTCTTTAAAATAAATTGCCATTATCTCCATCTCCCGATTGCCAAAAATTGCAAGCGGCACAACCTCTGATTAGCGCTACCACTCTCATAGTTATACCAATATAATGTAGTGTTTGTTGATTTAGTAAGTATATTTACTCCTGCATTATGATTCTCCTCTAGAGATGTGGTGATGTTGCCAAACACTATGGGTTTACCAACAAAAGCCGCAGCCCAAGTTAATTGTTTTTGCCCAGAACCGCCCAGTCCGGAGTTAGCGCCGAAAATATCATTGAATTCAGCGAAATAAGTCTGAATCATCGTTCCGTCTGGATAGCGTCTAACTTCGAAATTACCAATTTTTTGATAGGTAAAATCTTCAAGTAATGCCAGCGTACCGCCTTTCTTCCGCAACGAAACTGTATTAATACTTGTTCCGTTTGATTCCCTATACACGATAGTTAGCATGTTCTCTGCGGAGTGGGGATTCCCTTCAAATCTGACATAGCGACCCGATAAATTTTTTAGGTTGAATCCCGTCCAATCCGAACCATCCAGAATCATCCCCGGCGCGACAAGCGTTTTATTTGAGTAAACCGAATTCGCAAGTAATTCTAATGCGGTGTTGTCTGTGTAGTTGACTACAACAACATCATTACTCGTACTATTTCGTAGCCCGACAGCATATTTATTCACTCCACTTCTTTTACCTTTAAGCAATGAATCAGTCGTATCAATGATTAAATTTCCCGTCATTGTACCGCCTGTTCTCATGAGCGCACTATTTAATGATGCGCCGTATTTGGTCACGACATCCCCTTTAGTCCACAACCTTGACTCATCAATAGATGCATTAAATTCAGCGGCATTGGGTTTGCCACCTAAATGTAAACCACCGTTATTATTGAAACCGATAGCGCATATTTCATTGCCAATCACTGAATCGCCACTTAAGTGAATTTTCTTCGACCAGTTATTGCCACCTATTCGATAGACTTCTCCCGAACTGTTAATTCCCAGCATTCCGCTCATCGTATCGCCCGATTTTGACACTTTGTCTAAGCCGTCGATACGTTTCCAGTCATTCCAACCTTGATTAGCATTTCTGCCTCGTGCGTAAATATGATTGACATCAAAGGGGGTATAAAGCTGTTGTGCGCCATAACCCGAGCTTCCCGTTACTATCAACATCCCCGCTTGTTGTATCGGATAATGTCGATCCGATGTTGAGTTGGAATTTAAAGATTGCCCGTAAATACCGGAGGCTGTAACGCTGTTTAAGTCCTCGTTTGATAACGCAAGTCCAAACGCACGTCTGTTTGCATTGTTGTTAGCATTATCAGCAGCGTTTTTCGCCTCCACGGCTTTATCATAAGCCGTTTTAGCTGCTAAACTTGTCGCCACCGTATCAGATGACGCACTATTAACCGCATTGGATTTTTTGCTGTTGGGAATGTAGTTATCCAACAAACGCCGCAATCCGGCATAAAGCCCTTTGAGTTTTTTAATCGCTTTTAATGTCGGGGCTTTGGTTTCATCATCGCTGTTGTCGTCATTTGAGAGCTGAACAATACCGGCTTTTTCCGTATTCGCACGATCAATTTCGTGAGTGTGACCACTTTCATCAAATCCGTTTTGTGTTTCTGCGGTGATAGTTTTAGGGTTTAGTTGTTGGCGTGTAACAAAAATCACGCTGTGATCAATGCTCAATGTGACTGCATCTGATGATGAAACTTTGAGAATCATGCGTAATACTTGAACTTTTCCGCTACCACTGCTTTCGGTCGGTTTAAAACTTTCTGGGCAGTTGGCATAGGCAACCAGTTTGTTTTGATTATCAAATACGCCCATTTCGCGAATATAGAAACCGCCCACATTTTCAGGAATGGTCAGTTCGACAATCACTTGTTTATTGTTGCGAGGATCGAGCGAAACTGCACTTACCGGCGCACGGTGTTTTTCACGTGCAAGTGCGGTGCGATTGGCTGTTGGGGTAACGACTTGTCCGTTCCCGTCACCCACGGCAAAGGTGGTGAGTTGTAACGGCTGTTTACTGCTTAATGCGTTGGCAAAAGCGGTTGTGCCGTAATCCGTCAAAATTGCAAAATATTGTGAAGCCATAATTATCCTTGTGGGTAAATGGTGATAACTTCGCCCTCTTGTTGCCCGACAAATGTGTTAAGTGAGCCGGTAGGCGAGATAGCGATAGCAAGCTGTATTAAGTGGCGTGAGACAGGTTTTACATCATTGACCAGTCGCACTAATTCGTTATAAGTTTGTTCGTTTAATCCGCTTTCAGGGACTTCAACAGTAAGACTAAATGTACCGGGTCTGCCTTGTGGTTTGGCGTTAAACCACTCCGTTAATTCGATAAGATAACCGATAGGTTCAATCACCCGTTTAACGGCGGCAATCGTGCCTTTGTGTTTATGTACAAAGTAGGATTGTTTGATCGCAATACGTTTTACTTCTTCTGTCCAATGTTCGTTCCATTTATCAACGGAAAACGCCCATGCAAGATAGGGGAGCAGTTCAACAGGGCAGCGGTCAGGATTGATTAAATCCGCAATAATGATGGGATTTTCAACCGCACTTTTGAGAATTTTCGCCGCCCGTTTTTCAAGGGGTGTCGAACCGATAGGCAATAAATGATTAGTAATCATCACTGGTTACTACCTCAAGATGAATGTCGGTACAATAAGCGGATTTTGAGCTTGGTAGCACAATGTCGGCAGAGGGGCTTAATAGTTCCACACGTTGCACCCCCTCTAAATGTAATGCGGCATAAATACCGGAAAGGCTAATATCACGACCTAATCGGCGTTTTTCTTCGGTGTAAGCGGTGAGTTTTTTCAAGGCTTCCGCTTTGATAGGTTCATATTCAGGCCCACGGTATAAATGCAATTTTGCCCGAATATTGTAAGAGTGAATCACCGCACTTTGCACTGTCACCCGATCACCAATCGGGCGGATATTTTCATCATTGAGTTTTTTACGTACGGCATTTAATACTTGTTCGCTTGCCGTGCCTTGCCCGATTCGGCTTAAAATGGTGACAGTCACTTGTGCCGGTTCGGGTGAAATAACGGAAACATCGGCCACTTCCGGATGCGCCGATAAGGCGTGAAACACATAAGCGGAACGAGGCCCAGCGACAGAAAGCCCCTCAAAAGCTAGTTGAGTACGCAAACGTAGCGAGGTGTCATCTTCTAAAATAGCGAGTATTTTAGGTGTTACGCTGTTGTCTTCCGCTTGAATAATTTGTCGTTGTACATTGAAGTTAGCAGCAATGACATCAAGATCCGAACCGGTTGCATACGCTAACATAGTCGCTTGTGCCGCTTGGTTAATGCGGGAGCGTTCAAGCAATTGCAGATAAACGACTTCTTGTAAAAGTTTAGTGATAGGTTCGCTTTCAAGGTTTAATCGTGCGCGCCAAAAATCCTGTTCTTCTTGCGGGAAAAGGGCGATAAATTCCGCTTTTCGTTCAGTAAGCAAGGTTTCAAAATTTAAGTCTTCAAGCACTTTGGGTGCATTAAGTTTGGATAAATCGACAAGTTCGCTCATTGTTTGCCACCGAGTAAGAGTTGTTCGTTGCGAATTTCTTGGTTATTTTTGCGATAACGCACGACATAGCTTGCGGTAATGCCGCGTTCGGTTAGTTGCGGTTTAAATTGCGTAATCTGTACACGGGGTTCCCATCGGTTGATCGCCGTAACGGCGCAAGCGGCAAGCTGTAGTAATAAAACGGTGTTAATCGGTCGGTCAATCAACATCGGAATCAAGCTGCCATATTCCCGCCGCTGAATTCGTGAGCCAATGGGCGTGAGTAAAATATCGGCGATGGATTGTTCGATGTGTGCGCTTTCGTCAGTTAAGCGTTCGCCTGTGAATCTGTTCATCTTGCTTTGCTCGTTTCTTGTCCGTCACCTTGTTCAAGGTGTTTATGGTTTTGTAGGCTAATACTGCCGCCTTTAATATCACCGCTTGCCGTTACGCTGCCTTGTGTGCTGATATTGCCTTTTGTGGTGCTTGTACCGCTAGTTGAGAGTGAGCCGTTAATATTGACATTGCCTTTGATGTTTACTGTGGGGCAAAAAATATCTATTTGTTCACTGGCATTGATAAAGGCGGATTTTATCCCGGCCACATTTAATCGCCCACTTGCTTGGTTGTATTCAATGGTTGCGCCGTCGGCAAATTGAATGACGTGCAAATCGGGTGAATGGCTTGGGCTGTTTTGCGTGTAAAGCCCAACCAGCACACAAGCCGTGGTAAATTCACCGCTTGCCGCTAAAATCACACATTGCTCGTTCACAGTCGGCGGCGACCACGTTTTTGTCGTGCCGGCACGGAGCGTAATAAAAGGTAAAAAATCTGTCAGAATTTGACCGCTCTTTACCCGCACACGGGCTGTCGCATAATCTACTTCGGCAATGGTGCCAAAACGAATCAGGTTATCTAATCGGCGGTTGAATTCGGCGGACATAAAGCCTTTTTTCAGTTGTAATAAATAGCGTTATTGTTGGCGAGATGTGGAATAAATGCGAGGGTGGGGAAGTGTGAATTTTGGGGTAACAAAAAAGCAAGCCTGGTTAGCTTGCTCAGTATCAGGAATTGTAGCAGTTAGGCAAGGATTTCAATGCCTTTATGTTGGACTAATGTTAAAAGTTTTAACGCTGTGCCGGTGGGTTTTTTTACCCCTCTTTCCCATTCGGAAATCATATTTTTACTCACGTTAAGATAATGAGCAAAGACTGTTTGTGAAACACGCTCTTTTTCTCGAATAGCTTTGATTTCGTCCGGTGTAAATGTTGGCACAGGCGTTATACATAATTCATCAAATTTTTTCATGGTTTTTTTGTCCATTAATCCGGCTTCGTGTAAATCTGCCGCATTCTCATGGATCATTGCTAATAATTCACTCATTTTTTACCTCCGGTAACACTTCAATAAGTAACCCGTTTTGGATTTGTAACTCAATTTGTTGCGGTGTAAATGTTGCATAAACTTTGGCTAATTCTTTCAGTGCGGTAAGTTCTTGCGGTGAAATATTATCACGCACATTTTTACTAATTCCGGCAACAAAATAGTTATTTTCATTAATACGATAAAAGATAAAGGAACGGAAACCACCACTGCGCCCTTGACCTTCCCTTGCGAGACGTTGCTTAATAATATTGCCTCCTAAATCGGCATCAATTAAACCTTGTTCTGCTCGCATGATCGCTTTGAGTAGCTCGTTATCTAAAATATGGTTTTTTTGTGCGAATTTATCAAAGGCTTTGGTTTTAAAAATTCTCATTAGTGGTTCATTTTGTCATCTTTAAGAGTATATTAGCAAATTAATAAGCCCACTTCAATAAAAAGGGCTTTCGCCCTTTGGTTACCCCCTGTCGCGTAAAATGCTCCGTGAACGTGCTTGTTCTTGGTTTTGGATTTGCCTAAATTTTTGTTCAATAATGCGTCCAATATCTTTTTCATTCATGCCCGGGGCAGCATTGATGGTGATTTGCACATTCATCGGCTGTGCCACCTGTGTTGCAACAGGTCGTGCCGAAATTGGCGGCCGGTGATCTACTTGCACCGGTGCGGCTGTGGCGACACTGATACCTAACCCGCCTGCAATCAAGGCTTGTTTGCCGTAATTGAGGGCGTTTAGGGTGTGAATGCCAAGGCGTGAGGTCGCCTCTTTTGTCATCACATATTCGCCACCGTGAACAATGCCCATGGGTTGATATTTGCCACCGTTGCCTGTGTAGCCGCCTTTAGAAAATCCTGTCATTGCTGCCATCTCTGCCGTTTTTTGGATTTGTTCTGCATGTTGTTTTGACACAAGCGTTGTGGCAATATCACTTACGCTTGGCATATTATCAACAACCCACTTGATACTATCCATCACCCATTGCAGCGGTTTAGTGACTAAATCAATACCTGCAGCAAGCCATTCACCGAATTTTTTCCCCGCACTTGCGGCGGCATCTAGATCATCTCTGGTGCTTTGAACCGGTGAGAGTAAATCAGTAAACCATTTTACTGCTTTTTCAATCCAACCGACCACAACACCAAACAGATCGCCCAATGGTTTGAATTTTTCAATGACAGGGGCGAGACCGGATTTTAATCCTTCCCAAAAGCCACCAAAAAATGCCCGCACTTTTTCCCAATTTCGGTAGATATAAACACCGGCAGCTACAAAAGCGGCGGTGAGTAAGCCAATCGGCGATAGCAAGAAACTTAATATAGAACCGATTCCTACCAATGCCAAACGCAACGGTGAGAGTGCTACACGAGCAAGCATTTTTAATCCGTTCAGCCAAAAAGAAAGGGATTTCATTTTACTCAATATGGCAAGGAATTTTGCTGGTATTAATTTTATCAATGATAAAAATTGCCGTCCTGCATAAGAGGCTCCATTGAATGTTGTTTTGCTGGAAAATAAGGATTTATTAAGTAATTTAAATTTATTATCAGAATTAAATAAAACGAGATTTAATAATTTACTTGCACCGGTAAATTTATTGAAAAATAAAATAGCACGTCCAACAGGATATAATAAGTAACTAAAAACTAAACTTAATGCGCCTACGGCGACTAATCCGGCACTAATTCCTGCAACCCACTTAGTAATGCTTGCGGCAAGTTGTGGATTAGCTTTTATCCATTGATTTGCGGTGCGTAAAAATTGAGTTGATTGTTGAATGAGTTCCCGTAGGCTATCTGATGTTTCATCAAAGATAGAAATAGTAAGAGCTTCACTCGCACTTTGCAGATTTTTAAGATCCCCCATAACATTATCTGCCATGGTTTCTGCTACTTTTTCTGCTGTGCCGGCAGCGCTTTGGAGCTTATCACTCATTTCTTGAATGCCATTAATTCCGGCTTGTTTAACCAGTTCTACCATTGCTGTTGCGGCTTCTGCACCAAAAATAGCTTTGTAATAGGCCATTTTGTCCGCAGATCCCATCTTAGCCGTTTTCTTTTCCACATCGACAAGAATATCGGTTAATGCCCGCATGTTGCCTTTGCTATCTTTTGCGGATAAACCTAATTTTTTCATTGCTTTTGCAGCTTGTTTTGGCGGCCCTGCAAGGCGTAACATAGCGGAACGTAGAGATGTACCGGCTTGAGAACCTTTAATCCCTACATTACCTAATAACCCCACCATAGCTGACATTGTTTCAAAATCCTGCCCGGTACTCGCAGCAATAGGGCCAAGATATTTCATCGTTTCACCCAATAATTCAAGGTTGGTATTACTTGAGGTGAACGTGAGAGTTAGCACATCGGCGACACGATTCATTTCTGCTGCAGGAATTTTAAACCCGGATGAAATATCCGAACTAATATCTGCAACCCGTCCCATTTCCATTCCAGCTGCTTTAGTCATATTTAACACGGCAGGCATAGAGTCTAAAATTTGTTTATCATTAAACCCAGCCATAGCTAAATAACCTTGCCCTGCAGCAACATCTCTTGAGGTAAATGAGGTGGTTGCGCCAAGTTGAATCGCTTGATCTCTTAATTGCTTAATTTTTTCGGCATCTTTGGTTTTATCTAATCGAGCTAAAGCCTGCACATTGGAAAACTCTTGTTCAAATTCAAGGGCGGGTTTCATCATCAATGAACCACTTCCCAATACAGCGCCACCGTGAGCCATAGCACGCATACCAAAACCTGCAGCAAAATCACTGCCTGATTTTAATTTTTGCACTTGTTTTTGATAACGGGCTTGTTCTTTGGTACGTTGATTTAATTTTTGTAGCCGCTGTTCTTGCTTTTGAATAGATTGATTAGCCGCTTCTATTTTTCTTTTTAGTTCCCTTTGTGACTGTGACAAGTTTTTTGTACTTATACCAGCTTCAGATAATGCACGGCGAGCTTGATTGAGTTTATTATTTTCGGCAATTTGCGCTTGTTTCAATTGGGTGATTGCACGTTTTGCATTTTCAAATTCTCGTTTTAGTTTTTTGGTTGGATTACTCGTCGCATTAAATTGTTTCGCTAAATCTTGTGCTTTCTTTTGCGCTTCCGTCAATGCTTGTTTATTTTGACTGACTGATTGTTTTAGCGCAGTAAAACTATTAATTAATTTTTGCTGATCTTCTAAACCTTTCTTTGCTGTTTTGGTTTGATTAAGTGATTGAGCGAGCTTTTGCGCCTCTTTAGAGGCATTGCGAAAGGGCGCAGTTAATTTATCAATCGCATTTAGGGTGACTTGAATGGCTAATTTATTCATTTTTTATACTCTTTATATTGACAAAGTTTGATTATTTTTCAAAAATGAAAATATCTACTAAGGAGAATGCCATGGAACTTATCCTAACCTTACTGTTACTTGTGTTTGGATTGCCTGCTATTATTGCGATGGCTATCAGTGGTGTTGTGACTATTGGTTATCTAGCTATAGTAGTATTTGGTCTTGCTATGCGGTTTTGGTATATCACGTTAGCTGCTATAGTATTGGCTCTAGCCCCGCTTTTTTATTTAAGCGATTGGTTTATTTATGCGCTTTGTGCCGTTCTTTTTTATGCAGCGGCAACTATTCTTTTGTATATCGTTAATTGGTTAAATAAACACCTTGATCGCCTCAATCAAAAACTAAGTTAATTAATCCCTTCTGCAATAGCTTTTATAACAAAGCGTTTAATCATCTCAATATCTTCATCATTAAAGCCTAGCAATTCACGCTGGGCGTATTTCACTTTGAACGCTTTATGTTTAGATGGGCTACTCTGTAATCCGTATTGGTGAACAGAAGCGATAACTGCATCTCCCCCATAAAAACCTAACAAAATTTCATCTTGTCCATAACGTAATTTCATATGTGCGGGCATAGCGAGCTTTCTAAACATTAATTGACGTTTAATTCGCCCTTTTTTCTTACCAAATTGTTTTCGGGGTTTTCTAGGAGCATAATTTGAACCATCGGGATTTTGTTGCGCTTTAATCCTTCTTCTTTGATTCCGAGCAAGCTCCCGACCAATTTGTTGATAGAGTAAACGTCGGCGTGGTTTACTAATATTTTTCAACAGTTCGGCAAAAGCGAGTTTGACTTGTTGAATGTTGTCTTTCATCATGCTTTACCCTCAAAAATCAAATTATCCCAAGTCTGCAAATAAACTTTTACCAAGCGTGGATCCTCAAGTACCGGTTCTTTTGCATAATTCAGTTGCACGCTGTCGCCCTCTTTTTTTGAGATCACACGCTCGGTGAGTTTGATTTCAAAGCTGATGTCTGCCGTGTTGTTATTGTTGTAATCCACCTGAAACTTGAAAGCATTTTCACGCAGTTGGGGATTTTCAAAGATTTCCGGTTGATTGGTGCGCAGGTAGGCAATCATTGGCACAATGAGCGCGGCAATGTCGCCGGCATAATCGGTGACAATGACGTTGAGCGTGTAGCGATATTCAAAACTGAACGAGTGGCTGCCTGTTGCGATAATTTGCCCGCCGTCCGTATAAAGCTGTAAGCGGTCGGGATTATCGACAAAATCAGGCAAACTTTGCTCAAGGATTTTGCGCAGTTGGTTGGGCTTTTTCATTTTTATCCCCACAAATAATCGGTTGATTGTATTTATTAACGGCAACAATAAGATGACCGTTATCAGTCATTAAATAGCCGACTTGATGAATGCAAACTTCGGTTATTCGTCCATCCAGATAATTAGAATATCGACCAAAACGACCATCGGAAAATCGAACTGTGTAAGTGTTGGCAAGGGCGGGTAATGCCATTATCATTGCTAAAAAGGCGGTAGTTTTTCTCATTTTCTAAAATTCCGTTGGCGTTTTTCCTCAATTTCTTGGCATGTCACGCAACGTGTCACCCCTTGAATCATTTGTCTGCGTTTTTCGGGAATCGGTGCATCGCAATCTTCACAGTAAAGGAGGCTGACTGCCTTAAACGTGCGGTGTTTTTTGAGGGCGATTTCACGTGCCATTTCTTCAAGCTGTTGCGCGCGGTCAAATTGATCAGTCATTGGTTTTTTCCTTTTGATTAAAATCTTCAATACATTTTTTTAAGCTGTGATTTTCAACCACGCATAAATTTAAACGGTGCTGTGCCTGTTGGTAGGCTTCCGCCAGTTCGCCGTTGGTGCGAATTTGTGGCGAAAATTGACCGCACTCTGCAGCTTGTGGGCAAAGTATCGGTTGTTTAATGATTTGCGGGGCGGTTGAGCACGCCACGCACGCTGTCAGGAACAGAGCTATCAGCCCAAGTTTTATGTTGTTTAAGCGCATTTTTTAAATCCTGTGTTTGCTGGGTTTGTTGTTGTTTTAATTCATTGACGGCTTGGGTCAATTGCTTTTGTTGTTCGGCAAACTGTTGCACGTGTTCGTTTAATGCCATGTAAGAGGCTTGCCATTTGGCTTTAAGCTGTTCTTCTTTCACCATTTCGGCGTGCCAGTGGTTAGCCTGCCAACCTTGAAATAGGATTAGCAGCACGAGTAGTAGCGGGCCAACTAATAACAACCATTTTTCTTTTGAACTTAGGAAGTTAAGGAAGTTAAACATAGGGCTTTTTCCTTTTGTCTGCGCTCGATTAAGCCTTTCAGCGGTTTGCCACCGGCATAAATCCAACGTTCAAATTGACCGCACATAGCTTTGCTGTAACCTTTTCTTGCCATTTTAAAAAGCGTGCTGTTTTTGAGTTTGCTACATCCAACATTGAAGGTGATCGAGGTTAAGGCATCAAATGCCCCTTGGGGCATGGTTTGTCCGTTGGCATAAGTATTGACGCATTTTTCCGCCTGTTGTACGCCTTTGGCAAAAGCATTGGCGATTTCTTTGTCTGTGTAAATTTTGTTGGGAATGATTTTTTCGACTGTGTCTGTTGTGCCAATGCCAAAGGTTAGGACATCAGCAGGGCAGTGATAGGGCTTTCGTTGGCAGCCTTCGGCATTGCCAATGAGTAATAATCCTTTTTCCGAGGTGCGGATCTCATTGCCGTGTAAAGCCACGGTTAAACCAACAATGGCGGCGATACCACACGCCCATTTAGCGCTTTTTCTTATCATGGAGTTTTCCTTCTACTTCTAATTTTCTTAATTCAAAGTCTTTTTTCTTGTAATACCAATTCACCACCCATGTGGCGATGGTGACGATAATCCCGACGATAACGCCGACATCGGCAAGCGTAACATTGCTGAACATATTGCTGATAAATCCCATAAATGCGGTAAATCCGCTTGATACATAAGGTGCGTGGCTTTGAATATCTTTCATTTTTAGCTCCAAAGTTGCAGCGTATCTTGTGCCACGCTGATTTTTTCGGCGTCAGGATCGGGCAAATTCACTTCTGTGCCGATAGGGATTATTGGCAAGTGCATTAAATGCGGATTCAGTTCGCATGCGATTTCTAAATAGCCTTGGCTTTTGCCTAAGTGCCGATAAACAATGGCATCGAGATTGTCATTTTGTTGTGCGAGAACTTTCATCAGATCAGCTCCACATCAATTCTTCGGCGTTTCAACATATCGCTAATAGCAAAACGGGCATCTCGGCGGAGTTGGTCGATGATGTCTTTAAGTTGTTCCATTTTCTTTTCGCCCTCATGGGTGCTGTCGTAGCTGGCATAGCGTTCGTATAAATTGGCAACGGCAAGGCAAATGACGGCACGTTGATAACGTTGCACTAAGATGCTTTCTTCATTGATAACCGGCGCAGGAATATTTTTCAAATGAGCGTATTTCGCATTTTCCTGTTGAAATTCGGTTAATTCTTCATTGACCGATGCCATCGCTTCAATTAATGAATCTTTTAATCGATATTCGGTCACTGTGCCGTCAAGTCGCATTTGATTTCGACATTGCGACATCGACAAATCAGGGAAAAAGGGTTCATTGGTGATTAAATCATCGGTGTTAGGGTAGGTTTCGACCTGTTTTTGCACTGCGCCCATTTCATAATCGGGGGCAAGTTTGATTGAGATTGCACCGTCTGACATTGTGTTTACCTATAAAAAAAGCGGGGTGGGGATTCATCAAGTGCGGTGTAAATTTAAGAAAACTTGACCGCACTTTGAATCCGCCCCGCGGCTGCGTGGTTTGTTTGGGTTATCGGAAAATCATTCCGTAAAGCACAATAAATGCGCTTGCTAAATACAATTTAAGAATTAAACTGTCGTAAGATTTTTTATTCATAGGATTTCCCATGTCGAAAGATAAATTAATTGTTGCTATCAATTATTTCGGTAGTTTTTGTATTGGTGTACTTGAATTTATCGCACGAGGTGATACAAAAACATTTGAGATATTTGGATATTCAATTAACACGCAACAAATTCATTTTCTTTCAATGATGATTTTTATGTATTTGACCTTGTTGAATTGGTCAATGGTTTCCAAATGTTTAAAAAGAATCTTGTCTAAATTCCTTTAAATTAAGATTCAGCCTTTTCAAGCTGTTTTCTTAATTTTTTGATTTCACCTTTCACACCAATTTTCTGATCTAAACCAAGGGCTGATTCAAGGTATTGCAAGGCTTGTTCGGGATTTTTTGCTGCAGTAAGCAACCCCAATTCACGCAATAATCTTGCACGGCTTTCGTCCGGCATATCGCAATCGGTGGTAATGCGGTTTGCCTGTTCCAAATAGGCGACTTCAAAAGGTTGATTTGCCGCTTGTGCTGCTTTGGCTGCATCGGCAAATTCTTCGGCGATAAGTGTGCCTAAGGTTCGGCTGAAGGGTTCAGGCAGTCGCAAATCGTGAAAAACGGCATAGTCGGCAATGGTTAAGGCAAGGTGATATTCGCCACAGTCAATCGCCCAGACACACCACGTCATCACCACATTATCTTGTTTGCCCGTGCCGGCAGATAATGCCCCTTCAAGCCAAGGCAGATAATCCGGCAAAATACGTTTTTTAAAGGCTGCTTTACGTACCGTTGATTGAATTTGTTTTAAATCCTTTTTGTGGCGGGCAAGCAAGCGGAGCATTTTGTCGTATTCGCTAAATTGGCTTAAATCCTCGGTCTCTGCCGTGTGAGCTAAAGCGGCAGAGACTTCCATAAAATGACGTTTAGTCGGGCGCATTGGCTTATTCCGTTGCACCGTTAGTGGTTTCGCTAGCCGTTGCATCAACAATAGTAATGTTTTTCGCCAGTGCGACTGCCTCATAGTTTTCTACTACATACGCCTCATTTGAGGATAGGTAGTCTTCTACACGGTTGCGCTCCGGTTTATCTTTAAAATGACGGCGCACTTTGCCTTCTTGTACATAAATCGACAAGTTATCCAATGCCGTAATAAGCACTGTGCCTTTAGGGAAATATGGCACGGATACCGCTTGTAAACCGCCCACCCGTTTTTGGCTAATTACCGTATCGCCTGCGACAATTTCTGTCGGTTTTTCTTGGTTGATAAGCGGGAAGTATTTGTCCGCTAATAAATCACTGCCCATAATTGCCACTAATTTTGTGTCGTCACGGTATTGGGCAGGGATAAAATCTTCTTTGAGGGCAAACACAAAGGCATCAAGATTTTTGTAAGTTTTACCGGTGCCGATTTCGATTTTGCCGCTGCCTTTGGTTTCTTCCGTCATCACACGGGCTGCCGCTTTGGTTTCAATTTGATGCAACCAGCCGACATTGACATCTTGCAATAATGGGTTTGTTTTGAGGTTAGTTGTTGCGGCAACACTTGAACCATTAAAACCGATCATAATGCGGTCGTGTGCAATGCGTTCAGCTTTGAGATTGCCAATACGGGCGGCAAAATCAGGAAATTTCGACCAACTATCCAAGGTGGCATAGTTTAAATGGGTGTCAAAGTTGGTTTGTTCACAAGAGTAGGTGTTTTCTTCAAGACTGTGAATGTCTCTTGTTTCACGTTCTTTTTTGTTGGTATCGGTGCGGCTTGCAATCGGACCTAATACGCCTAAGCGCAAAGTTGCCCCTTTCATTTCAGTGACCGTCACTACATTAATGCGTTTTAGAAAATCGGAGTTTTCCAATACGGCATTTTCGAGTTTTTGTTGAATGGTTGGCTCAACGGTAAATTGACCGCCTGCGGCAACAAATTCTACGGATTCACCATTGTCTGCAGCAACACCGGCGAAATAATGGGCTAATTTGGTTTTGGTAAATTTATTCATTTTGGCTTCCTGTGGTGATAATTAGAAGAAACGACCGTCTGCTTCGGCTTTTTCGCCTGCCACAAGAGGGCGCTCGGTATAGTCGGCAGATGGCGTTTGTTCAAGTTGGGTAAACTTGCTTTGAATCGCTTCTTGGGTTTCTTGCATTGTGGTAAATTCCGCTTTTTGTTTTTCAAAATCGGCAGAAAGTGCGGTCAATTTTTCCAATTTTTCCAAGGTTTCTTTGGTTTGCTCGGCGAGCAATTCGATGGATTGTTCATGCACGGCAAAACGTTCATCATCGGATTTTTCTTTTTTCGCAAATAACCCTTTAATTTTTTCAAGAATAGACGGGGCTTTTTCCGTTTCTTCCACAAACTCTAATTCGGTTTCAATGGCGGCGGTGAAAAGGTTATCTGCTTTTAATTTGCGTGAATTTAATCCGTTGTGGGAAAAGGAAAGCATTTCCGTGCCAAGGCTTGCCGGATTGTCTGTGACCGCTAATCCCACCAAATAGGCTTTGCCGGTGTCGGCAAAATTGGTGTCGATTTCCACGGAGGTATAAACTTTTTGCCCCGCCTGATTGAGCTTAATCAAACTTTCTGTTGGGATGATTTCGGCTAATAATTGCAATTTACCATCTTCACGTTTTTGAGTTTTCAACGCAATTACATCACCGAAACAATGCGCATTCGGCATATCTTCAAAAAATAGGGTGAATTTGATGTGATCTAAGTTAATGCGTGCGCCGTAAGTATTTTTCGGATCATAGCTTTCAGCCATTTCCTCAATCCACTTACGCTGAATTTCACGACCATCTGTGGTTGCGCCCTCTGTCGCAACAACAAACCATTTTGATTTTTTTGGCATGGGTTATCCTTTCAAAGGTTGATGTTGCGCCCATTCTGAAAGACTTTTCACGCCCGTGCGAGTGCTTGCCATTGTTGCTTTAGCTTTCACAAAACGCCTTGAAAGACGACCGCACTTATCCTTTCTACTATGCGTTAAAAATTTAAGAGATAACACATGACAGAATCTATCAACAATACACCTCAACCGGAAACTACGGCAGACACCAAACGCCAAGCGCAAGTGATGTATTTCAGCGGTTATAAAATTGCGGAAATATCACGTCAGTTAAATATTCCGACATCAACGATTTCCAGTTGGAAAGAACGTGAGAAATGGGACGATTTTGCACCGGTCGGGCGAGTGGAACTGACCCTTGAAAGCCGTTTGAATTTGCTCATTCTGAAAGAAAATAAGAGTGGGGCAGATTACAAAGAAATTGATTTACTCGGTCGCCAAATGGAACGTATGGCACGGGTGAAAAAATATTCCTTTGGCGAAGGCAATGAAGTGGATTTGAATCCGAAACTGGCCAATCGCAATAAAGGCGAACGTAAGAAAACAGAACAGAATGCGATAGACCAAGAACAAGAGGAATTGTTGATTAATGGCTTTCTTGAGGGAATGTTTAATTATCAGCGGGTGTGGCACAAGGCGAAGGAACATCGAATCCGCAATATTTTGAAAAGTCGTCAGATTGGGGCGACTTATTATTTTGCTCATGAAGCCTTTGTTGATGCCTTGACAACGGGCCATAACCAAATCTTTCTTTCCGCCAGTAAAAAACAGGCATTGCAGTTCCGTTCTTACATTGTTAATTATGCCAAGCAGACGGCAGACGTGGATTTAAAAGGGGAAACCATTAAACTGCCGAATGGGGCGGAGCTGATTTTTTTGGGGACGAATTCCGCTACGGCGCAATCCTACCACGGCAATTTGTATTTTGACGAAATCTTTTGGGTGCCGAAATTTGATGTGATGCGTAAAGTGGCATCGGGTATGGCGGCACAAAAGATGTATCGTCAAACTTACTTTTCTACACCCACTACCATTGCACACCCCGCTTATGCGTTCTTTTCCGGTAAAGCCTTTAATCGCAACCGTGCGAAATCAGAAAAAGTGGAAATTGATATTTCCCACGAAAATTTAAAAAGTGGGAAATTGTGCGCCGATCGCCAATGGAAACAGATTGTCAGCATTTACGATGCGATGGAAGGCGGGTGCAATCTGTTCAATATTGATGATTTGATTGCAGAAAACAGTAAGGAAGAATTTGAGCAGTTGTTTTTGTGTCAATTTGCCGATGATGATAGTTCCGCCTTCAAGTTTGCCGATTTACAACTATGCCAAGTGGATAGCTGGGAAGAGTGGACGGATTATAAACCCGAATGGAAACGGCCCTTTGGCAATCGTGAGGTGTGGCTTGGTTATGACCCCGCATTCACCGGCGACCGCGCGGCACTCGCTATTGTTGCCCCGCCTAAAGTGGAAGGGGGCGACTATCGTGTGTTGCATTGGCAAACCTTTCACGGTATGGATTATGAAGCGCAAGCAAATCGAATCAAACAATTTTGTGATGATTATAACATCACCCGTATTGTGATTGATAAAACGGGAATGGGGTCGGGCGTGTATCAAGAAGTGAGAAAATTTTACCCGATGGCGCAAGGGTTAGATTATAACGCTGATCTGAAAAATGAAATGGTATTGAAAACGCAAAACCTCATTCAGAAACGCCGTTTGAAATTCGACGGCAAAGAAATTATTACCAGTTTTATGACAGTGAAAAAACGTACCACCGGCACGGGCAGAATCACTTACGTTTCCGACCGGTCGGAAGAAGCCAGCCACGGCGATTTATCGTGGGCGATTATGAATTGCATTTTGAATGTGCCTTATGGCTTGGGCGGTGATGTGGCAAACCAAGCGCAAACAACAATCTTTACTTTTGAATAGGATTTAACATGAAAAAATCACGTAAAAAAATGACCGCACTTTCGGTTCAACCACAAGCAGAAGCCTTTAGTTTTGGCGAGCCAATCCCTGTGCTTGACCGTGCAGAAATTCTGAATTATTTTGAGCCGGTGTTGATGTACCAAAAATATTACAATCCACCGATTAATTTGAGTTATCTCGCCAAGGCTATTAATGCTTCGTCCCATCACCAAAGTGCAATCACCGTGAAGAAAAACATTTTGCTTTCTACTTGCAAAACGACCGCACTTTTACCCCGCACCCAGTTAGAAAAATTGGTGCAGGATTATTTGGTTTTTGGTAATGCCTACGTTGAAATTAAACGTAATCCTTTTGGTGAGGTGATCGCATTAAATGCACCACTGGCAAAATATATGCGGGTGGGTGTAGAGCAGGGTGTATTTTATCAGGTGGTGAATGGATTTGATGAACACGAGTTTGCAAAAGGTTCGGTTTTCAATTTGGTTAATCCTGATGTGAATCAAGAAATTTATGGCGTGCCGGAATATTTGGCGGCATTACAATCCGCCTTTTTAAATGAGAGTGCGACATTATTCCGCCGTAAATATTATCTCAACGGCGCACACGCAGGGGCGATTATTTATATGACCGACCCAACGCAAAACAAAGACAGTGTTGAGGCAATCAAAGAACAAATCCGACAAACCAAGGGAACGGGGAATTTTAAAAATTTATTTATCAATATTCCAGACGGAAAAAAAGATGGCATACAGGTCATTCCGCTTTCCGATGCGGTGGCAAAAGATGAATTTCTTAATATCAAAAACACGAGCCGTGATGATGTGCTTGCAGCCCACCGAGTGCCGCCGCAACTGATGGGGATTATTCCGAATAATACCGGTGGTTTTGGTGATGTAGAAAAAGCGACTAAAGTGTTTTTTGTCAATGAGATTATTCCGCTACAAGAGCGCTTGAAAGAAATTAATTCGATTGTTGGAAAGGAAGTGATTACTTTCAGCGAATACAAACTGTTTGAATAAAAACAGATCCTTTTAAAATAAAAATGCCCGTGCTTGACACGGGTTTTTTACCGCCAAAACAAAGCTGTTTTTGTCTCTGAGTTATTTAATTCCGCCCCAGTTTATTATATCAAACCACCCCATAACACAAAGGCGAAAACCTTATTTTTCCCTGATTTTCAACCACTTTCACGCACGAAAAATCGCAAGCAAACCTTCGCCACGCCCGCACACTAAATGTGTGGATTTCAACGCAAATTGCGATCCTTATCCAAGCCTTTTCAGATATAGTGCCTTTTAGATCCTTTTATTTAGATCTTTCAACGCAAACCAACGCAGAAAAACGCAGTTAAAACGCAGTTTTTAGATCCTTTACTAAAAAGTTAGATCGTTTTAAAATTTTGGGTGCAATTTAGCGTGATTTTTTATAGGTTAAGATTTTGTTTTTATTGAAAATGGAAAAATGACCCTAGGCACCAAACAGAATTTTAAACATAGAAAGCCGCTTTAATAGCGGCTTTTTTGTTGCCTAAAAATCCTTTATTTTCATTGGCTTGCAAATAAAATTAAAACCATTAACTTGTATATAAAATTAGTATTTGAGTTTACGAAAGATATGTGTCAAAGAGAATAAAGATATGATTTCGGATAATTTATCAAAGAGAGAATATGTGGACGTCTTTACGGGGTAAGCTATAGAGTTATTGTGAAGCACTAGGCCCTTATAGGGTAGCCTAAAAACCGCCGTTTTACGTGCGGATTGTTATCGAATGATTTTTTTTCTTAGCATATTTCGTTATAATTTCGTCTTCAAATTTACCCTAAAAATTGACCGCACTTTATGAAACTTTACGCCAATCACAAATCTCTTGATTTATCATTCCCACAGATTATGGGAATTTTAAATTTCACACCAGACTCTTTTTCAGACAGCGGAAAGTTTTTTAGCTTTGATAAGGCATTATTTCAAGTAGAAAAAATGCTAAATGAAGGGGCAAGTATTATTGATATTGGTGGTGAATCCACACGCCCAATGGCGGATGAAGTATCGGAACAAGAAGAGCTACAACGGGTTGTGCCCTTAGTAGAAGCCGTGCGACAACGTTTTGATTGTTGGATTTCCGTAGATTCATCAAAAGCCACAGTAATGCAAGAAGCAGCAAAAGTGGGTATGGATTTAATTAACGATATTCGTGCGTTGCAAGAACCGAATGCGTTAGAAGTTGCGGTAGAATTGGATTTGCCCGTTTGTATTATGCATATGCAAGGGCAACCAAGAACGATGCAAGCCAATCCCCAATATCAAGATGTGGTGCAAGACGTGCTGGCTTTTTTACACCAACGCTCGGAACAATGTATTACAGCAGGAATAAGAAAGGAAAATTTAATTTGGGATATGGGATTTGGTTTTGGAAAAACCGTTCAACACAATTATAAGCTATTGCAACAATTAAGTAGATTTTGTGAAGAGGAATATCCTGTGCTTGCCGGGTTATCACGCAAATCAATGATTGGCGCGGTGTTGGATAAATCTGTTGATGAAAGAATGGTCGGGAGCGTTGTAGGGGCATTAATTGCGGCTCAGAAAGGGGCAAGGATTTTACGTGTGCATGATGTGGCGGCAACGTCCGATATGCTAAAAATTTGGCAGGCGACAAAAAACGCCTAA